ACCAGTATCACCACGATTATGCCACAAAGAAGAGTCAAGAACTCCATACCGCATTTTCTCTCCTTCTTCTGCCTCTAGTATCATCTCAGCTAAATCAGTAGCTATAACCTTGGAAACATACATTTCTCTATATACTACAAGCTGTTCAGAGGGTGTTACAGCAAACCAGAGAACTCCAGTATGTGATCCATAACCATAGTCACAAGCCCTAAACCTTACCCAACTATTAGGTATATCAAAGGGTTCTATTACGTGTTCCTTTCTATTAAATTCAGGAAAGGCAGCACCCTCTTGTATATCCCAATCACCTTCTAGTAATTGTCTTCTTTGATGTTCTGGTAAAGATAAAAGGTTGGCTTCGTACATACCATCCTCTGCCAGGTACGGATTATCGAAGAGGGTGGCTGGTATAAATTTTCTTTTAAACAGAGGCTCACCCTCTCTACTATGACCCTTAGGCCAAGTAATAGTATTTCCTGTGTCTATGTCTGTTGCCCAAAAACTTTTATTATGTGGTGAAGGATCAATAAAAGTTTTTTTAACCCATTGATGTCCTGGCCCCCCTGGGTTGGTGGTTGCCCTCATGTATAAAGGTAAACCACTATCTTTTGAAGATCTCAGCCTTGATCTCATATAGTTCCAAGGATAAGGAGTAGGCCACTGTGTAAGTTCATCAAATCCAATCCAGTTAAATGCTTGTCCTTGATAACGCATAACATCATCATCACGATCTAGGTAGGACATCCAGAGAGTAGCTCCACTAGGGGCTACCCAGGTCTTGTCTCTTTCCATAAACTTAATTCCAGGGACTGCCTTGGGATATAAGTCCTTTGATATAGAAATAAGTTCTCTTAATTCTTCTGTACTTCTACGTACAATCAACATACTGGCTTGGGAATTATTAAAGTACCTAATAGGATCAACGACTAAGCTATATGACTTACCTCCTCCAGCACTACCCCCATATAATACTTCTTGTTCTGTTGCAGAAAGAAAAGAAGTTTGTGGGCCAGGATTAGGTTGAAAAATTATTTTTTGCTTTGGTTCTTCAACCTCTTCAATAAATTCCTTGGTTACTTGCGCCTTGGATTCTTTGGATGTCTTCCTCGATTTTTTTCGCCTTGTCCCTCGCCTCTTTGTACCGCTTGGCATAGTGGCGTTGGTTTGCAAGATCTCTCTTAAGTCTCGACTCACGATTTACTCTTTCATTCAAAGCTATCCAACTAATTTTTCTTCCAGATTGAGTAGTCAACCAGTTTGCTACATCTCTGTAACTGTATCTTTTAAGATGTTGTTTAGCCTGTTCGTATAATTCTAGTTCAGATTGTATTGGTAAGAGTATGTCTTTATCGTCTGGGTCTTGTTTGTAGCCAAATGGTACAACCCTACCAACTCTAACAACAGGATACCAAACTCTCTTTCCGCTTACTATGTCTGGTTTTGGTAGCCTCCAAGTTTTATTTACTCTACCCGTCATCTTTCTCTGGTAAAATAAATAATGGATTGGCTGCTTTTACTTCTACTTTATCAGTTTTTACAAACCCTGCACGATCTAATAAATCCTTAGCAGCAACAATTTTTTCTTTATTACCTAAATCTGTAGGATTCCCCATAACTTCAGCCATGGCCCATGCTGCCTTTGATCCACTTGCAGCAATAAATTTTTTAGTTAATTCTGCAATATGTTCTTGTAACGGTCCAGTTACTTGTGTTGATGATGTACTAGGGGCATACCCAGCAGCCTTCATAGCAGCCACTGGATTCCCCTTACACTCTTCTGTAAAAAGCATATCTAAAAACTTTTGTTGTTTTTCTGTAAGATTATGAGCCATATACCTTGTACCATATCTCTGAACGAGAGATCCCTATATCTTTTAATTGCTTATTTGACATATGTTGTAGTTGCCAGTAAGCTACTTTTTTCTCTTGTGATTCTTTTATAAAGTTGTATATACGTTTAAACATTTTTGTCTCCTTTTATGGAGATAGTTTTACATATTTAATAGGTAAGTACAACTTACATTTATGCAACCCCGTTATGTTGGGATTGCATATTTTTAAGATAGAACTACACGAACAACCGTACTAGAGCTTTCAGCACGTCTGTAGTTTAAGATAGTAGAATTACCCACTGCTTTAGGAACTATAAAACTATGTGCTCCTGCAGGTAACTCTATATCATTATCTGTAACATCAGCCTCTGCAGAACCAAAGTTTATGTCTAGCTTGTGACTAGTTTCTATGTACACTACACTGGCATCAGTACAGTCTACATGTTGTGTAGTAGTGTTACTTAGGGTAACAGCAGTTTGTACTGTCCACCCTAAGTCCTCACCTATAAGACCAACTTGATCAACCATTATTAACTCCTATTATGTAAACGGAGTAACTATAGCACCATCACCAATAGTGTGTCCTGAGACTACCCATTTTGAATCAGTAATACATACATACTTAATCATGCCGCCAAGTAAACGACCCTTACCATCTGCATCCATTACAATCTGGTGATCTGCTGCTGCAGGTTTAGAGAAACCACAGTTTTCTACACCATCATCTAAGTCGTTTACAGTGATGTCTGTATCAACCATAGTAAGAACACCTTGCAGTGTATCTGATGCTGAGTCAGCATTAATAGTTAATGTCCCTGTAAATGTTGTTCCGATGTGAAACTCATAGTTTAATCCTGCTGCTGCTGCAGGTAAAGTAATAGTAATACCGCCTGCACGATTAAGAGTAAAGATTGTACCTGATTCTGCTTCTGTTACTGTTTTAGTAGAATCAGTAATACTGGTTACTACTTGTTTCATTGTTGTAAAGGTTAGTGGTTTTTCGTATACCTCAATACCTTCTTGTCTCGTTGCTGTAAGTGACATTTTTTATCCTCTCATTTAAATGTTACTATTTTTATTATTATTATTTAAAAACCTTTACCATCTTTAAATTTAACGTCTCTGAGTTTTCCAGCCATTGCTGCTACTCTGGTGGCTGGTAAACCTAAAGCCCTTCTCTCTGACTTAGACATGCTTGCCCATTTACTACGAGGTATCTTTTTCATAACCTCTGCACCCCTTAACCTAGAGGGAGACTTAGGATCAGTTTGTCTTTGTAGAGTTTCTTTTGCTCCATCTCCACGACCACTTCCTTTAGATGGTTTCTTTTTACCTGGAGCCATATCAATGATGCGTTTAATTGCACCCGTATCCCCACGACCACCTTTGGTATCACTAATTACACTGGTAATAACATTATCTTTTTTAGGAGCACCTTTAGGTTGCTTGGGGCGTGTTGCCCTTGGATCTTTAGGTCTAGCTTTAGGTCTAATGGGTTTCTTTAGATCTTCTGCATAAACAGCCGCCTGTACTTTACCATTTTTATCTGTGTAGTAAAGTGCTCCTGCTTTTTTAGCTGCAGCAATACTTTTATATTTTCCTGCTTTTGCTTTTTCTTTAGCTAGGGTAGAGCCTTTTTCTTTTATTTTTGCATTTAAATACTCTCTAATAGTAGCCATTACTTCATCCTCCTCATACCACCCATGGCTCCACCCTTAGCCATACCTTTTGATTTACCTGTGGCTTTTTTAATACCAGTATTCATTGTACCTTGTGATTTAACCATACCACCTATATTGTAGGTCATAACCTTACCACCTTTTGCGTATGCTTTCTTTTTCATACCGCCTTTGGCATAACCTTTCTTCATACCACCTTTAGCCATACCCTTAGCCATACCACCTTTTTTCATTCCTTTACGGTCTTGGGATGCCTTCTTCATTGATTCTGATTTGTTACCATCCTTATCAATGTCTAAAAAATCTGGCTTGGCAGCACCACCCATGGCGTAACCTTTTTTCATACCTCCACGAGCCATACCTTTTTTCATGCCACCCTTAGCCATGCCTTTCTTTTTACGCATTGCCATAGCAATTACTCCTTATATAAATTATTAAAAACTCTTTGTGTGTCCCACACATAGTCCACGTTTTCTTTAGAGTTGTATATATGTTGATTAGGTCTAAAGTCAGGAGCACCTTCACCTGTTTCAAACCATGCTGGATGAGTTACTCTCACTCTATTATTGGGTAATGCAACTATATTACCTGTGTATGGTCCAGCATCTAACAACTCTAATACGTGAGACTGTTTGTGTTGGGCTGGGTCATCTGCTACCTCACTGTCGGTGTAGTCAACAGTAAAATAATATTTAGCTGGATAAAATTCTCCATCTACCTTTGCAATCCATGGGGCAGGTGTTGCTCTCTGCAGAGTATAAACACTGTGGTAATGCGACATACAATCCCAAGGTTGTGCCATGTAAGGTGGTAGTTCTTCAGGCCACTGTTCGTATGGCGTATCTGCAACTAAAGCAGTTAGGGGCATTCTAGCCCACATTGCACCACCGTGAACATTTACATCTTCCTCAGATCCTGAAGGCTCACACCCTGTAAATATTACTTGAAAACTTAGAGTCCTGTTTGGCATTGTTGTTACTGCTATTACCATGCAGTGTAAAAAATCTCCATGATATTCTTCTAAGTTCTTTGTGTATTCTTTTCTTACCCATGCTTTAAAGTATGGTATGTTACTTTGTAGGTACGCCATCTTTTTTATTTATCCTCCGCAAGTCTGCCTTAGCTTGTTTAAAAAGATTTGCTATTGCTGTCTTTCCCATCACTTTAGCACGTTGTTCAGCTACTGTCAAGATTTGAATTTTTCTTGCGTAAGGTTTTTTTATCCTTTTTACTTTATTTACTGTAGCTTTTGCATCTGCCATCGTAGCAAACTTAATAGATACAGTATCTTTAGGATTCTCATCTGTATATAATCTTCTTCCAGAACCTTTAGGTTTCTTACCTGTCCCTACTTTTGGATCTGTTTTCTTTTTCATGCTATAATAAAATCTACTATCTGTCCATCAGGAGTACGTAACTTATTTGGATTAGGGTTGTACGTATATGATGTTTGAGGAGTGGCCT